AAGAATTTTCATTTGGATTTAATGCCTTTAGAATAACTGGTAAGCATGCTGCTATACCACCCTTAATTAAATCTCCTGGGTCAGTATTGCCAGTCATATATAAAGCAATTGCCGCACCTAAAAAGTGACGACCATAGCTTGCCAACGCTGCTAGAATTTTTTCTTGCATTGTTACCTTTCCATCATTATTAAGATCTTGTTTCATTAAAGACCTCCTATTTCTGGGCTTTGTGCCCAGGAATTTTGGGTGTTAACCCAACATTAATTGTACCACTAAGCCAAAATATCTACAATCTCACAATTGCCATCTGAGGTACAGGCTAGGGTTTGTGTGCCGCTTGTTCCGTCCTCTGTCTCGTAAAAAGATAAATCTTCCCACCGAATTGAAGATGGCATTTTAGCAACAAGTTCAAAATATTCTGTTTCTGTTATTTCTTGATATGGTGCTTGCTTATAAGAATGATCTGAATATGGTAAAAATGATATTCCAGAAACTTCATCAAAATGTTCCCACACCCAAGATCCGACAGCCATCCATTCATCTTCGTGAACCGAAACTGTAATAGAAGGTTTATGTTCACACCAAGCACGTTGATAAAGAAGCCATAAATTTAAATGATCTATTGCCGTTAAATCTTTTCTAAATGTTGCTTTTTCTGGAGATTTAACTGGAAAAGAAAAAACATAGGTATTGTTTGGGTTCATAAAATCATCTTCACATGGAATGCCAATATCTTTTAAAAAATTAGACAAGGGATCTTTTTTGTCACCACGAACCGTTCGAATATAATATTCAGAGTGCCAAGGATGCATTCCAGAAGAAACTCCAGTTAATTGAGAGACTGTTCCAGAAGGCTTGACACACGTTACCGCTGCTGAAGAATTAATTCCTATATGTTGTGCCTCTACAGCGTTTGCTTCTCGTGCACGAGATCTAAGCCTTTGCAGTAAATGTTCAAGTTTTGTATAATTATCTTTTTTTATGTGATCAGCATCGCAACACAGGACTGAACAACCTTTACCACAATTAAATTCTTTTTCTCCTCTAGCTTTTCCAGAAAATATTGAATTTCCAAATTGTCCAGTTAATGATACTCCCAACAATCTTTCTTCTTCTGTGTTCTGCTTCCAGATATCTCTTAAATATTGAAAGTCTGTTAATGTAGATTGCCATGTTCCTAATATTGCAGCTAGCTGAACTTTTCTTGATACTGATTCCTCATTGTCGTTTTCACGTATTACGACCTCGGACAGGTTACAAAATTGATACGGTCTTAAAATAATTTCAGAGCAAGGGTTAGTCCCGTAATGTATGTTTGGGTCTCTTCCATATAAGGCTGCCTGTTTTTGTGCAGCAGAGACATTATAAATTCCACGTTCTCCAGATTTTGAATCATAAAGATTTTTCCATTCTGTAATAAATTGTTCCATTGGTGGTTTTCTAGAATAAGCAACAGAGTTATTTGAAAGTGCTCTTTGAGAGTTAGTTTCCCACCAGTTTCCAGATTTTGCGTGAGCCATTTCAATATCATTAATATTAGATAACGAAATCATTGCTGATCTTCTAACTCCTCCGACAACAACAACCTCTCCTATTTTGCACATTATGTCATGGCATTCAATTGGTTTTAACTGTCTCCCAATTGCATTTTTTAAAGTTTTAATAGTAAAATCAAAAAGATTAATTAAAGGTTGGGGGCCAGAAGATCTTCCCCCCATGGTTTTTAATCTAGCGCCAGCAGGTCTTAAATTAGTAACATCTACAGATGGAATTTTGCCATTCCATAAAAATTCAATAAGTTTTCTGTACGCATTTGCCCAACCTGTTTTTGAATCTTCAACAACTATAACATCATTTGTTTTTTCTAAAATCAAAGGAACTTCTGGAAGTTGATTTATGTATTTGTATTCAACAGAAAATCCTACCCCTGCGCCACACATTAATATATACATTGTTTCATCAAAAGATCTAAGACTATCTACTGGAAGATAAGAGCAGTTGTATCCAGCTGCGTTGTCTCTTTCTAATGCTACCCCCGCAGTCATAACAGCTCTCATCGATGGCATTACATTTCTTGAATACACTGCATCTTTAAGATTAGATAAAACAATTGGATCTGGCGTGTAATCAAATTTTTCTTTAAGGTGATTTAATATAAATTTAAAATATCTATCTACAGATTCTTTCCATGTTTCCCTTCTGTTTTCTTCTGGAATCCATCTTGCATATCTAGATATAGCAATAAAATTTTCGTATGGGTTTTTTATAATATAAGAAAAAGGATTTTCTTCTACAAGTTGCATAGGTTTTTCTTCAAAATAATCTGAAGACAATTTAAATGAATCTAAATATGACATTAAACACCTTTTCCTCGTTTTGCGATTGTATTTTAAATTAGTAAGAAGACAATTCTACCAAAAAAAATTCTAGAAGGGAAGTGTTTTTGCTTATTATATGGTAAATAAACTATAACATTATCAGTTAACCATAAGTATATTTTTAGTCAACTAGCTTGACATATATCATAAAACAATGTTATTATTATAGTCCGTTATCTCTAATGGAGGAAATGCCAATGGAGAATATGAAAGAAAAACTTAGTGATGTTATTCATCATTATGTTGCAATAGCGGTTGGTTTAATGTTTTTATTTTCTGGTACGCCAGTTATTAATACACCGCCAGCCGAAGCTCTGATTGTAAAACCAGAGTCAAAAACAGAAGCACAACTGAAAAGAGAAACGCTGGAAAAATTCAGCAATACTGTATACAAGCCTTCGGAAATGTTAACAGACAATGAGTTGGTAAAACTTCTCAAGGCTGTTGGTTTTGAAGGAAACGCCCTTAAAATGGCGTGGGCCATTGCTAAAGCGGAGTCTAACGGACGCCCTATGGCACATAATGGCAACAGGAATACTGGAGACAGTTCCTACGGAATTTTTCAGATCAATATGCTGGGAACTCTTGGCACAGATCGTAAAGAGAAATTCGAATTGAGATCAAACGTACTTTTGTTTGATCCAGTCATAAACGCAGAGATAACGTATTATATGACTAAAGGCGGAATAGATTGGTCATCTTGGCCTAATTCTATACCAAAAGCAAAGAAATTGATAATTCAATTTCCAAAGTAGTTAGGAGATAAATATTAAGATACAAATAGTGTCTAAATATTTAACTCTCGCAAGAGAGGGTCTTGTCCCACAAATGGATTGTCCATTATGCCAAGGCCTTCTTTTTGCAAATTTGGACGGGGAAGATCAAATATTTGTATATTGCCTTTCTTGTAATTATAAAAAATATATCGGGACTCACCTATATAAGAACATGGAAGGTTTGGCAAATGGAAAGTAAATTTAATAAAGGTTTAGTTTTAGATTTATCTATGGTAATTCCTTGTGTTCATATACCTAGAAATTTTATTGCAGAAAAAACAATTAAACATTTTGTTACATATCTAGAAAAAGCAAAATCTGAGGGCAAAACAATAGAAGATGTTTTGACAGATATAAATACAATAGAGTAAATAATGGATGAGCCACAAAATTTAGAAGATAATATTAAACAGCAGGATCTAGAAGACAGTCTGCCAATGGTTAATTACATTATGCTACATAGAATATATGACATTTTGATATTAATTGCAAAAAATTTGGTAGGGCCAGAAGAAGTTTCAAAAATGGTTGAATATCATCAACAAGGATATCTGCTTGGGCCAGCACCTTCATATAAGCAAGAATAGGATGTTGACTTGTGTTTTTTATTAATGTAAAATACTATAGCAGATTGAGCTTTGCTCTCTGTCAGTGGCCCACATGAGATCCGCCTCTTATGTGGGCTGCGGTATAATATATCTATGAAAAAATATATGACGCTATGGATTCAGTTACGATAATATGAGCCCAAGAAACTATTTTGCAAAATTTACGACTAACTCAGATCTAGATTTTTGGTGGAGATTTTCGCCATCGAATACTCATTATAACAATTATGAAAAAAATAAATTAATTAAAAAAAATTCAATTTTTAAAAAAATAGTTTTAAAATTTAAAAAAGACTACAATAAAGATTTTATTTGATTATATATCTTATAAGAAGTATTAAACATATCCTTATAAGCGCCTAATAAGACATCCTTATATTCATAATATAGAGTATTCTTTTTAATAGGTATATTATTATGGAACTGGTTATAAGAATTAGACTTCTTTATATTCATTTCTCCAAGCTGTATTGCTTCAGATATACTTCTAACTGGTTCATAAGAAAACATAGAATCAATTCTTAATACAACCTCTTCTGTATGATTAATTAAATATTCAAAGTCTAGTATGATAAGGTTGTCTTTATTGTTATATGCGTTGTTAAGATATAAATTATACAAATCTATTTTTTTATTTAAATAAATATCTAGCTTGTCGCTATCTGGTTTGGGCACTTTTATGTAATCTCCAATATCCTTGAGAAGATATGAACATATAGCATCTATTGGATCTCTTACTAAAGTAACCTGTATAGTATCTGGTATAGTACAAAGTAAACTTTGTTGAAAGTGTTCTTTTAATATGTTTGCCTGGGGTATGCAGCACCCAGCACTGGTATTATCCCAGAATCCATATAAATTGTTCATGACATTGACTAGGAATGTGCTTCCACTTCTTGGATATGAGTTGACATAAATATAATTCATTCTTTTTCCCTAATAACTATAGTATGCATTCCAGCAGGACACTGTTGAATTAATTCAGATTGAAATGGTAATCGTTTAGATCCCTTAAAATATTCTAAAGATTCATCAATTGTATACATGTATATTTTTGATTTATTCGTAGCTAAATCTACACAAACTGCAACCGTATAAATATCATTAAACTCGTCTTTAATGCATTTTAATGTATCATAATACAACTCAGTATAATCTAATAAAACTATAGGGTATCCAGTCTTAATAATATCAATTACAACTTTTGCCTTTTCTTTTAGATTAAAGTTGAATAAGGATTGGTATATAAAACCTTTTTTATCATTTTGTAAACCAGATGCAACAAATGCCATTGATGGAATGCTTCCGCCAGAAATTATCTCGACATCTATTCCGTTAAAATTACACGCAGATATGTATGAGGATCCAGGGTCTGCTATCGAAGGATAACCGCATTCTGTAGTTAACAGTATTGTCTTTCCTTTTTTTATATATTCAATTGCTTTATCAACTGATAAATATCTATCTTCTCCTACGGTTATTATTAAGCCTGATGTTAAATCTTTTCTACTATAAACCATAATCTCTGCATTAGTTTTAATATTATTATCGTTATATATTGTATATAAAAATGTGCTTATATTTTCACATAAAATATAATCAGATTCAATTAATGCTTTTTGCATTTCTGCACTTAATGACTCTGTGCCTACTGGCATAGATCCTATTATTAGTTTACCGAAATTATTACTCATATTATCCTAAATAAGTGCGAAAAAGTGCGGCGGCGGAAGTGAGCCGAAAATTAGAAGACATCATCATTATATTTAATTTCTGGACCAAATATATTTTCTTTTGGAGTCCAACTACCTAATTCTATTCTACATAGATATATTTCCAATATTGTCTCTCTTACGTAATACATCAATATCCCTTATTCTTCCATTTATCACTATCAAATT